GACCTTGCGGCCCGACTTCACCAGTATCACCTTTTAATCCTTGTGGACCCATAGGTCCAGGTTTACCAGGTAAGCCATCGTTACCTTGCGGGCCAGCTTCACCACGATCACCTTTTGGTCCAGGAGGACCTTGTATACCAGCCGGACCTTGAGGACCGACTTCACCTTGTGGGCCTCTTTCACCTTGAGGACCAGGATCTCCTTTCGGTCCCGGTACAGATGTACCGTTAGTCGTTACTTTAAGAGACTCTAACTGTTCTTGAGTAAAGTCGTTAAATGTAAATGGATCGCCCTTGTCGCCCTTTTCACCAGGAGGACCTTGGATGCCTTGTGGGCCTTGAGGACCAGGTAAACCATCTTTACCTTTCGGACCCATAGGTCCGGCTATATATCCTGTACCGATAACGTTAGAAGAAGGAATTGTAACATCGACCACTTTAGGAGTGGTCGGTTCAATCGTAATAATTTCTAATTTATTATCCATATGAATCTCCTAGTGCATACTAACGTCTGGAATAAATGTAATAGAACCCATCATAATCTTATAGGTATATGTATTGCCAATAAGGAAGATATCGTATTTACCTTGCTTAACGCCTCTCGGGATCTTAAGACTAAGGGCAGATTTAACGTTTAGATAAATGCGATTGTCTTGTATAGTACATTCGGCCTCGATCAATAAAGTATCGTTACTATCGCGGAATTTACAGATGGCCGTCGCATCTTTAAGATCCATGCCTTTAATTTCGTATACTCTGGACCAGTCGGAGCCAATATATAATGTTTCGTCTTTTCGTTTAATTTGTTCCATTATTAGCTCCTTTTAACAGCAATACAGATATAGTTAGCAGTACCTTCCATAAAGTAAGTGTTATTACCACCTTTGTTATACAGTATATTGGAACCGCCAAATGTTCTTGCAAAACCGTCAAAGCCCTTATATAGGGTTCCTACATGAACCTTTCTTCCTTCTCTCCAACATTGAATATTTACCATGTTAGAAGGACCCGACTCATTTACGTCATAGAAAATATTATCAACGTTTGATTGATCTACGGATAATAGCCATGTACATTCATCTTCTCTAAAGCCATCTGGAATAGGGAGAGTGCCACCATGTCTGATATTGCCGTAAGTAACGCTAATATCGGGGATCGTCATAAAAGGTTTAAATACTGGTTGTCCGTCTTTTCCATACCAACCGGGTCTATTTCTACAGCATAAGTTAGTTTCTCTAGTAGCAGTGTAACTACCTAAGTCTAAGTTAGTTCCACCACCGTCACTATCCATTCCGCCGTCAGAAATAGTATGGAATCCTGCTCCATTTTTTCTATTAATTCGGATATAGGTATTTTTATCTATCTCTAAAGGACCTGTCATTTTATCGCCAGATTTTTTAACATAGCTATCATCTAACTTCATATTAATGTCGTCGGCTAGTTTA